TTAAAATATGGTAAAGATTATCAGTTTGTTGTAGTAGGAAGTTGCTATTTATACCCACAATATAGTGAACAAATAAAAGAAGAATTAAAAAACTATAATGTAATATGGGAAGGAAAACAAGATAACCCATATAAATACATGGCATGGGCTGATAGTTTATGGCAATTAAGTGATTATGAGAGCCAATGCATGGTTATGTATGAGAGTTTAATATTAGGTACACCTTGTGTTTGTACTGATTTTCCAAATGCTATTAAAGAATTAGTTGATGGTAGAGGTTATATATTAAATAAAGACTTATCTAATTTAGATTTAGATAAGATTGATAAATTAAAAAAAGGTTTTAAGTATGAATATGCCGATTATGGAAAAGAATGGTTAAAATTATTAGAACCAGTAGAAAAGAGAGATTATAAGTTTAGTATTATTATTCCAAACTATAATAATGCTAAATGGTTAGAAAGATGTTTAAACAGCGTATTAACTCAAACCTATAAAAATTATGAAGTAATATTTATTGATGACATGAGTGAAGATAATTCATTAGAAATAGCAAATAGAATGCTTAAAGAACATAAAGTATTGAAAGTTCCATATAAAAAATATAATGGTGGAACAAGAAATGTTGGTATTTTAGAAGCTACTGGTGATTATATCTTATGTATTGATAGTGATGATTGGTTAAAGAATAATAAAACACTACAAGATATAAATGATAATCTAGATGATGAAGATGTTATGTTTTTAGGATTTGATTTATATAAAGATGGTGTTGAAGATTTATTTCCATTTAGACCAAACTATGAAAATATGTATCAAGCATTTACTAATGATGTATGTGCTATATGGACAAAGGTTGTTAAAACTGATTTATTAAAAGATACATTATTTCCTGAAAGTACACTAGCTGAAGATAGAGTTCATCACTATAGAATATGTGAAAAAGCAAATAGTTTCACATGTTTAAACCAATCAACTCATGTATGGAATAGAAGTAATGCTACAAGTGTTACTACTAAAAGGGAAGCAATGTGGGAAATGAGCATCTATAAACATTTAGGTGAAATGTATTATTTTATACAAACAACTAAAAATGCCGAATATAAAGTATATGTTCAAAAAAAGTTTGATGCTCAATTAAAAGAATTGTTGCAAAGGAGGTATCAACAAATATAATGGCAACCTCTTATGTAACATATAAAAAGGAAATAACAGATTATTTAAAGGAAAAGTTTGATAAGAACGCATCAATATTAGATGTTGGTGCTGGTGAAGGTACATATTTACCATTTTTACAAGATTATTTTACAAATATTGAAGCAATAGAGATATTTAAACCAAATATTGATAATTTCAATTTAGAAGAAAGATATAATCGAGTATATAATGCCAATATAGTTGGATTTGAATATGATTATTACGATATTATTATATTTGGTGATGTAATTGAGCATCTTGAAATAAATGATGCTCAAAATGTCTTAAAATATGCTTTAAACAGATGTAAGGAAATGATAGTTGCTGTACCTTATATGAGTACACAAGGAATTGAAGAAGGAAATGTGTACGAAATACACAAACAAGATGATTTAACTGATGAAATTATGAAAAAAAGATACCCTTATTTAAAAAATGTATTTAAGAATGAAAAATATGGGTATTATATAAAGGAGGAAATATGAAAAATTATGTTGTAAAAGCATTAGTTGTATTTGATGATTATGAAGGTTTAGAAACTATACCAGAAAATCCAAAGACAAAAAGAAACATAGGTGATATTTTCAATGTAACTAAAGAAAGATATGAACATTTAAAAGGATTAAATTTTGTTGTTTTAGTTGGCATTGATAAAATTGAAGAACCTAAAAAGGTAACCAAAAAGAAAAAATAAAAATATAAGATAAAATAAGGAGGTGAAATAAAGCATGGCATTATTTGATTTTATGAGAAAAAGAGATAATAGTTCAACAACTAATATTACTAATAATGCTGAACAACCAACACGAGTTGTTAATGATGTATTATTACAAGCATTATTAAATAATGAAGAAATAACTAGGGAACAAGCATTAAGTTTACCAGCAGTATCTGGTGCAGTTGATTTTATTTCTAATATGATAGCTTCAATGCCTGTTAAACTTTATAAATACAAAGATGGAAAAGTAGAAGAAAAAGAAGATGATCCTAGAGTTAGTTTATTAAATGGAGATACAGGAGATACATTAGATGCTTTTCAAATGAAAAAAGCAATGGTAGAAGATTATCTATTAGGTAAAGGTGGCTATTGCTATAAAAGGATGAATAGAAATGATGTAACAGGTTTATTTTATGTACAAGATATTTATGTAGATGTAATACCTAATTTTATTCCTATTTATAAAGATTATTATGTTTTAGTTTGGGGTGAACAATATACTAAAGATGAGTTTATCAAGTTATTAAGAAATACTAAAGATGGTGGAACAGGTACAGGTGTTATCAAAGAAGTAGGAAAAGCATTAGAAACAGCATATAACACACTTTTATATCAACTTAATATGGTTAAGAGTGGTGGTAATAAAAAAGGTTTTTTAAAGGCTAAAAACAAGTTAGATGAGCAAACTATGAATGCATTAAAATCTGCATGGTATAGATTATATGGAAATAATACTGAAAATGTAGTTGTTTTAAATAATGGTTTAGAGTTCCAAGAAGCAACACAAACTGCTGTAGAAACTCAATTAAACGAAAGTAAGAAAACATTACAAGATGAAATTAATAATATATTCCATATTCATCCAAATGATTTCTATATGACATTTAAATGTGCTATTTACCCAATAGTAAGAGCATTTGCAACTGCATTAAATAAAGATTTACTTTTAGAAAAAGAAAAAGGAAAATTATTTTTTGAGTTTGATGTTAAAGAAGTAATAAAAGCTAATGTTAAAGAAAGAATGGAAGCATTAAAACTTGCTAAAGAAATCGGATTAAAAACTGTTAATGAAATGAGAAGGGAAGAAAATCTTAATTATATTCCGGGCATGGATGTAATCAATGTAGGTTTAGGTGCTGTACTATATGATACTAATACAGGTAAATACTATACACCTAATACTGATACAGTTGGAGATATGAATGATGAAACACCTATTGATGGTGAAACAAATGAAGAAAATCCAACTGATGAAGCAATCCAAAAAGTATTAACTGATAAAGTTTTAGATACCGAGTTTGAAGAAAGTGGAAATAGTAGTGATGCATAAAGGAGGTGATACGAATGCAAGTAAGAGTTAGAGAAGATAGTGTTGAAATTGAAGGTTATGTAAATGCTGTAGAAAGAGATAGCAAACCTTTATTAAGTAGAGTTGGGCAATTTATTGAAAGAATATGCAAAGGTGCTTTTAAGAAAGCATTGAAAAGAAATGATGATGTTCATATTTTGCTTAACCATGATTGGAATAGAGATTTAGGTTCTACAAAAAAAGGAAATCTAGAACTTGAAGAAGATAACATAGGACTTCATGCAAGAGCAACTATAACAGATCTAGATGTTTGTAAGAAAGCAAGAAATGGAGAATTAGTTGGCTGGAGTTTTGGATTTACTGATAGAGATGTAGAAAACTCAATTGAAAGAGGAATGCCACATAGAGCAGTTAAAGACTTAAATCTAGCTGAAGTATCAATTTTAGATAGAAGTAAGACACCTGCTTATGATGGAACTCTTATAATGGCAAGAAGTGAAGATGAACAAGTTCATTTTAGAGGTGAAGATTTTATTGATGATGTATCAATAAGTGAAGAACCACAAAAAGAAAGCCAAAATACTGTTCAAAGTGATGATGCACAAAAAAATGAAGAAGTTGTGCAAAGTAATAATGATGATGCACAAAAAAGTGAAGAAGTTGTGCAAAATGATGTTCAAGAAGAACCAAAGGTAGATGATGTGCCTAAACAACAAGAAGTTGTTGAAAATAAAAATACTATTGATTATTCAAAGTATGAAACCATGATTGAAGAAATGAAGGAGGAATAAGGATTATGGAAAAAGGTTTAAAAGAAAAAAAGAATGATCTTATTACAAGAGCTGAAGAAGTTTTAAATAAGGCAAAAGAAGAAACAAGAGAGCTAACTGATGCAGAAGCACAAGAATTAGCTGAAATTAGAGATAATGTAAGAAGAATTATGAAAACTTTAGAATTGAAAGGAGAGTTTGATAAAATGGAAGGAAATGCATTAGAAAAAGAAGGATTACCAAAGGATGAAGCTAAAATCGAAGT